ACGCCGCACTCGTCCTTCAGCACGTCCTTGATGTGCTTCCGCTTGATGCGGCCTTCGTTTATCTCCTCCGCCATCTTCTCCAGGCACGCATACAGGTACGCAATGCTCTGCGTGTCCCGGCTGTCCGCTGTCTCCTCCTGGACGTGCCAGCCGCATTTGTCCATCAGCACCATTGCCACCATGTCCATGTTTTCCTGCGTACCGCGCCGCTTGCCGTCCATAAAAATCCGGTCGTCCCGGCTCAAATGCTGCTTACCCATCTCAATACCTCACTCCGATATAATCCAGCACCCGCGCATAACCGAGGCCGTCCTTTGTGGGCTTCCACAGTCCGTCCGTGTCAAACGCCCCGCCGCCGATGCAGAACGCATAGTGCTTCGGGTGTGTGTGCTTCATACGTTCAAAACGGTTTTCTCCCTTTTCGAGGTGCGCTCCGAAACCGCAGAACATACAGCCCGTCCTCTGGCATCCCGTGCAGTGCAACTTGCAGTCGATCAGCGTCGCGCCGTAGTCGTTCTCGCCGTCGCTGGCCACGATGTCGCCGTACACGCTGGCGTAGGGTAGCCCCCGCTCCACGATAAACCGCAGCACATCCTGCTCCGTCCAGAAACTCATGGGCTTAGATAAGGGACGCCTTCCTTCAAAGGCGTTGCAGCCGGTTTCGCCCCATTTCTGTATACGCAGAAGGCTTTCCTCCGCCATTGTTGCCGTCGTGGGCTTGACATCCGCTCTGTGCTCATAGCTCTTTGACGGGGACTTTTTCATAATTCCACAGCACTTGTCTGATATGAGAAATGGAGCCGAAAGCAAATACTCCCACTTTTCACAGTTGTACATACTCTTTTCCCCATCGGCGCGTAAGACTTCCCCACGCAATAGCTTCATACTTCGGCTATCTGGTGAACGCCGCGCGGTTTCTATCCGGTGCGCTACGTCTTTACCGATGATGCTGTACCCGTACTTCGTCACCACCTGCCGAATGTTTATCTTCGGTCGTAGACGGTGAAGGTTTACGGTCACGCGGGGAAACTCCCTCCGCAGCCAGTCGGCGTACTCATTCACGAACTTCTGTATCTCCGGGTACTCCAGCCCAGTGTTCACAAACACCAAGTTCAGCTCCCACGGCGGTGTCCTGAAGCTCGACAGGTACCGCGCCGCCAGATACGCCAGCACCGTGCTGTCCTTTCCGCCGGAAAAGCTGACGTAGCACTGCCCGCCCCATGCGGTGTACCATTCGTCCAGCTTTTCGTAGGTCAGTATCTCCTTGTCCTGCACGTCCAGCGCCATCAGTTTCCTTGCCGCCTCATTCGTCAGCGGCTGGTTTGTGCGCTCCACGTCACACCTCCCGTATAGCAAACCCGTACCTACTGCGGAACAGCTTTGCTTTCATGGCATACTCGCGGGTACGCATCCCCTTCACGTCCTCCACAACCGGCAGCCAATACCGCTGGCCGTAGCTGTCAGGAGCCGCTCTGCGCTCGTACACGAAGTCCGCAACGTAGTCGATACTTTTCACGCGGTCGCCCTCAAATGTCGTGTACGCCTCTTGCAAGCAGTACCGCACCTGCAATTTTAGCCCCCGTATCTCCCCGGCATTTTGCAGCAGCAACAAAGCGTCATAGCGCTCCGCCTCCTTCTTGCTGTCGAAAGTCAGCTTGCCGCGCCGCGTCTTCTGCGCCTTGTACTTTCCGGGCTTGCGCATCTTCTCCATGATCTGCTTCTGCGCCGCAGGCCCCAGCCGCATCAGATCATCACTGTTCATCCAACAACCCTCTTTTCTCCAGTCCGCGCTTGCTCATGGTGTAACGCTTGAACGTCGTCAGTTTCTGGTCTTTCCCGCAGCGCTGGCACACGCCCCGCGCCCAGCCGTGGAACGCTGGCTCGATGATGTATTCCGCCGCCATCTCCTGCAAGCAGGCCACGCACAGCCTGCCGGACGCGATCTTCCATGCGCCGTCGTTCATCGCAACCTCCAGTTCTTTCCGCTGCCCGTCACGCTCATGGTAAAGCCCTTCGCGCGCTCCGCAATGCGGGATCCTATCGCCTCGTCCCAGTCCAATATCTGTCCTATCGTCCGCTCGGAACTGATGATCGTGGCACACTCCGGCTTTATGTATCGTGCGTTGAGTATTTCAAAGGCAATGTTCCGGTCAGCCTCCGTCACGTTTCCCTTGAGAAAGTCGTCGATGTAAAGCACACGGATAGTTTTCAGCCTTCCAACGGCATCGGCGTACAGCTCCGCATCGTTTACCTTTGCCTTGATGGATGGAATGTCCGACCGCCACTGCATATACCGTACCGGCAAGCCTGCCTCCATCAGCTTCCCGCAGATCGCCGTGCACAGGTGCGTTTTCCCGCTGCCGGGGGTCCCACCGGCATAAAACCACTTCCCGCGCCAATCCGTGATATACGCCTCGGCCATCTGCTTTGCCTGCTTCTGCCACGGCTCCGCCGTCTGGTACGTATCCAGCGTACAGCTTTCCAGCAGACCGGATAGCCCGCTACGCGCAATGCGCCGCTGGTTGTCCTTGCGTATCTGGCAAGGGCAGATACGGGTCACAAGCTCCCCGGTGGCGCTGCGTGTGGCCGTATAGCCCCTGTCCTCGCAGACCGGGCACTCAAAGTACGACTTCTCCGGGGATATTCCATTTTTTCGCAGGTGCTCCAGCATCGCCGTTATGTCCATCGCCGTGTTCCTCCTTCCACCTCGTCTCCCAATTCCGCACGGCGGCTTTCCAGTCTTTCATGCGGTTCTTGCCTACCATCCACCCCTTTTGCTCGTAGAAGGCGACAAAGCGATCTGCGTTGACGTGATATCCCTGCGCCTGAACATAGGCGGATACATCATCAGCGGATGGTGGTGTGAAGCGCTTCGCGCGCGTATCACTCACACCGTTAGGTGGGAGTGAATTATCTTTGGTTTTGTCTTTGGTTTTGTCTTTGGTTTGGTACGTTTCGTATTCGGTCGTATTCGAACGTATACCATCGTATACGGTCGTACCATCATGATGTGCATATCGTTTTTTTATGTTGCGCTGGTTCTTTGCGCATCTCTCGTCATACGCCGCTTTTGCCCTATTTATATCATCCGCAATAAAATCGAATGCGATCGACTCCCGTCCCGTAAGTTCCTCCGTCTCTCCGGTCTCGCCATATTCCAGCAAAGCCCGTACAAGCCGACCTACCTCTTGATCTGAGAGTTTTTCTAATTTCTTGCGATAACTGTAATAAAAGGGAATGTACTCAAGAGCCACTATGCACCGCCTCTCACTCCTTCGGCGATACGCCTATTTCCCATTCTTTTCCTCCTTTCGTTCGTACTCGTCCGTCAGGTGCCGTGCGATGGTGCAATGCTCCCACGTCCCAGCACAGAATTGACTCATGAAGCGGGATGCCGCGCCGCCCGTCTCAAAGCTGACGCGGCTACCTCCCTCGCAGCAGACCCGCCGTTTCTCGCTGCTGGTAAAGTATGGGCAGGTGTACCGCTTGTGCCAGTAATCCATGCCGCTCTACCTCCTATCAATACGGCATATCGTCGTCCGTGTCGAAGTCCTCGTCCACCTCCACGAACTGTCCGCCCGCGTATTTCTTGGCGCCGCTGTCCGCGTCCTTCTTGGCATCGCCAAAGTAAATGTTGTCCGCCAGCACCTCGGCGTTCCGGCGCTTATTGCCGTCCTTGTCCGTCCAGTCCCGCAGTTGCAAGCGGCCCTCCACCACGGCCATGCGCCCCTTGGAGAAATACTTGGACACAAACTCGGCGGTGGTGCGCCATGCAACCACGTCAATAAAATCCGTGTCCTTAGTGCCGTCCGCGTTCTTAAAGTCCCGGTCTACCGCCAGTGTAAAGTTGGTGACGGCTGTACCGTTCTGTGTCCTGCACAGCTCCGGATCGCGTGTCAACCGGCCCATGATGAAAATCTTGTTCAGCATGTCTTATCTCCTCTCATAAATAGCTTTTCCCAAATTCGCGGCGAAAGTCCGCCTCCGTCCATCTCTGCTCCTCCATCGCCTTGAGCTGCCCGTACCGTCTCAAACGGCGCATCTGGTCGCCGTTCTTGTGTACCGCGCCGCGCCCGTTCCGGTGGCAGCGATTGCCGCACAGGTACACCACAAGGCCGTACTTCTCGCTTTTCTTCCGATTAGCGCCGCCAAAAATGTGGTGACGCTCCAGCGGGTCACCGGTGTCATTCCGGCCGCACAAAAAGCATCTTTTGTCGTTCATACGCTAACCTCTCCCCACCGGCTAACGAGGGCATCCAGCTCTCGCGGTGTCATGGTCTCAATGCCGACATCCCGGCAGTCTTGCACAATGGCGTCTATCAGCCGCGCCATCTGCTCCGTGTCGTATACGGAGCTGCCGTACCATACAGTCACGTTTACGCAGCCCTTGAGCTTGCTGGGGCCGGTATCGGTCATCCAGCCGATACCGTTCCGCTCCCAGCTCCGGCAGAACGCTTCCACCGCCTTTTCCCGCAGGCACAGCACCTCGCTTACACCGCCGATGCTCTGTATCTCCTGCCGGTATACATTCTCTCTCGCAACGCCGTAGTGCGCCGCCAGCTTGTCCAGCAGTACCCATGCGTAGGCATTTGCATCGAGTCTCCGCCCCTTGCCTTTGATGGTGGCGGTGTACTCCTTCCCCGGCTTTATGGTGTCGCACAACTCCATTGCCGCCTCTGGAGACTTCACACGTAGACACAGCCACGCCCCATCGCTGTCCTGCGACCACCGCGCCGCATCAACCGTTATCTGCTGCATGGTTATTCCCCGTCGCGTTGGCTGCCTTCATGCAGCCCCAGCACAGCCGCTTGCCGTACTTCTTCACGGAGTTCTCCGCGATCTCGCTAGTGGGATACACGCGGTCCCCGCGCTTCACCGACTTAATGGGAAGTCCGCAATGCTCGCACAGCATCGGCGCATCTGCCTTGTTATCCGGCTTCTTTTTGCACTTATCCGGATTGCCATACTTGCTCTTGTCGGCGTCCCAATACACGTCCGCCCCAAATCCAAGCGCCTTACACGCCACGGAGATAGCATCAGTCAGCGCCATCTTAAAACACTCGTCGGAGGTATATGGGCCGTTCTTCTCCTTTGCCACGAACGCACTGCCGCCAGTGCCGGGGATAGCGTCAGACCAGGCGCAGCCTGCCTTTACAAACAGATCAATGTCCAGAAATGCGGCTACTTCGCCATTTGCGCCCTGCTCCAACCTCTTGTCAGTGATAACGTATTTCCAGCCATAGCCGCAGGGCCCAAACTGCTCTGTCAGCGCCTTGATGCGCCACATGGGGTTAATGTCTGTCTTGCCCTTCAAGCGCCCCGCCTCGATGCGGCTTTTGGCGCTGTCCGGCACACTACGAACTGCATTGTAGATCGTCATGTTATCCATCACTTCACCCCCATGTTCAGCTTCTCGCACAGCTCCGCGCCGGTCACAGACACGCCGGACTTGAGAAGCGGCGCGATGTCCGTCTTACTCACCGTGGGCTGGGCAAAGGTGATCTTGCCGTCGTAGCCGTTGTCCATGCACCACTGCACCACAGCGTCCATGTCGGTGATCTCCACCGCCGTGCTTTTGCGATACGTCACGGCACACCGCGCCGTCTGGAACGCCGCGCCGCCCAGCGCCCGTTCTGCATAGGCAAGCAGCTTTTCCCGCTTGCTCTCCATAGCCTTGCGCCGCTCGGCAAGCTCCTTCTCCTCCTCGCGGATAGCCTTTGCCTCCGCCGCCAGATTCTTTGTCCAGCAGAGTACGCCCTCGATCTTGGCGTCCCGCGCCATTTGCAGCGCCTCAAACGCATCAAAATCAAGCACCTCGCCGGTTTCCTGGTCGATCAAGTTCTCCAACTCCTGATCAATGTGGTACAAGCTCATATTCATTCCTTTTCCTCCCATGCGTCCACCGTCCTGATGCAGCCATCGCATCCGACGATTTCCTCGTAAATATTCTTGTATAGTGTGTCGGTTTCCTCGCCGCACACCGGGCAGCGGGGAACCTTGTAGTCCTTCGGCTCCAATGGGCGCTCCGGCTCCCTATACTGCATCGCGCTTTCCCTCCCGTTATTTACTTCCCCGGCCTGGCCAGTTTGTCCAGCAGCCACATAAACAGATAACTCACCGTAGCCGCGCCGATATACGTCAGCGCCCATGCAAACACGCTCATTTCGCACCTCCGCTATCCTTTCCGTTCGGCACGAGGCCGACGAACTCAAGCCCTCTGCCGCGGGCGTAAATCTCGCCCATGATCGTTCCCAGCTTTACAGGGTCAGGGGGCGTGACCCAAATGATTTTGTACTCTGGCTTTTTTCTCATTGCCTTTTCCTTTCTCTCGTGCTACAATAAGCACGGACACAATATCTTGTGGTGAGATTTGTCCCACCCGCCCCGCTCGATGCTGCAACATTGGGCGGGGCATTTTTTTGCGCTCACTTGGTTTCTGCCGCGCACAGCGCATCACATAGCTGCTTACAGGGGCAAGCGGAACAATTGCATTCGCGCGGCGGTTTGTTCTCGCATAGCGCATCCGTGCGGCCGAGAAACTCCTTTTCGATTTCCCTAATACTCATGGGTATCCTCCTGTCAAACGTTAGTTCTTTTCATCGGGCTTCAGCAGCGCGTCCACGGTAACGCCGAAGTAGTCGGCGATGGCTTTCACGGTGTCAATGCGCGGAGCATTGATACTGCCATTCCACTTCCCAATCGCGCCATTTGCGATGCCGCACGCTCTCTCAAGCGCCCAAATGCTGATATTTCGCTCATCGCAAAGGCGCTTGACGTTCTCATAAATCACTCTCGATCCTCCTTTCACACTTATTCGCATTGTCCTTGACAATGCGAATTTTCTATAGCGTAGCATAGAAAATTTTGAGGGAATTGCCCCCACGCTCTTGACAAGAAGATAGAAAATGCGCTATTATAGTTTTGCAGACATAATTCAACATTTTCTAAGGCCCGCATTCGGTGGGGGCTTGGTTTTTGTCACCCTCTGAAAGCTATTATAGTAGAAAATCCGCTACTTGTCAATAGCTAACTCGCTACAAAAGAAATATTTTTTCCTATGAATACACGTAATAAAATCATCGTCCAAAACATAAGAAGCTTTGCGCAAATACGCGGGACCTCGATCAAGCAAATAGAGAAAGACCTTGGCCTTGGGAATGGAATGATTGGTAAGTGGGAAGATTCCAAAAAAAGCCCGCCGTTTGAAACCATTGAAGTAATTGCAAATTACTTGAAGGCGTCTATTCTTGAGCTGGCGGGAATAACGCCGAGCGAGAACGAAAAAGCCCCCGCCACAGAGGGCGAGGGCTTAAGCGCAGCAAAGAAAGCGCTATTGGTAGCTATTGATGATTTGTCCGACGCTCAGTGTGAAAAACTCCTTCCGATTGTATTGAGCGCAAAACAAGTACTATGAGTAATGTTTTTATTCCGACTAATCCGCATGATAAGATATTGACCGATGCAGAGCGGCAAAAGTGGGAAAGCGATCTTGATAACAAGAAAGATGACTTCCCGTATATCGCTTTGACAAAGGCGCAGCTAAAGCTTTTAAAGCAAGCGCGAACCGATGCCGTATTGATAACCGCGCATAATGAAAATGATGCTGATGTACTCTGCGGTCATAGCTTTGCATATTGCCTTGTAAATGGCGAAAAGCGAGGGCTTATTGCTCGCCAAAGAGGGGCTAATTATCTTGCATATGCGCAGAAAGAAAACTCCCAAGCGTGGTCTATAACGGCGAGGGATTGCCTCGTTGCTGCATTAGGTGCTGTTTTCGGGTTTCTGCTGAATTGCTTGTTCTCTGGTTAATTATATTGCCACTGAATGTTCAGCGCTTCTCGGATAGCTTCAGCTTTTTCGGGGGTAATGTCTGTCGGCTCGTAGTCTTTGCAGGGATTGTCTTTCCCGCAGCCAAGAACGTACCAACCACCCCAAGTAGTATAGCGGACCACAACATGCTTGCACCCAGAGCACGCGATGCTTTTGCATTTCGGAAGCGCCGCTTTGTCAATGATGGCAGATCGGCGGTTGTATTCTCGCTCCGCTTCCTGCGCCTCTGCAAGCTGCAATTTAAGTTTGCGGTTTTCTTCCCGCAGATTATTTAATTCTCTTCTTGCAATAAACATTCCAGCCTCCATAAAACATATTCCGCCTGGCTGTCAGTAAGTGATAGCACCTCAGATTTTAGGCGCTCTCTAATAAGAATAGCATGGTTTTCTTCTTCGCACAACATTTTGTGTCCCTCCAAATAATTGATAGTAACGGGGCTATGTGTCGATTATTGCACAAAAGTTCGGGAGAAAATACAAAAATAAAAGGTGGTGTGCCAAATGTCAAAAAGCAAAATCCCCGGCCTGTCCTTTAGCTGGAAACGCGCGCTCGGAATCACGAAGATGAAAAGAAAAATTTCAAAAGCAACTGGGATTCCCACGACCAAAGCGGGGCGGCAAAGAAAACTTGGCAAACTCCTTGGTATGAAGTAAGAGAAAAGCCCCCGCCGTCTCCGCAACAACGGCGGGGGCTCTGTGCAGACAGCACGGAGCGGTTGCCGCTGCATGATTTGACCATACTCCGCTTTGCTTAACTATTTCAACGCCAAAACCTTGCAATAAGACAGCGCTCGACGAGGTTCGGCAAGCCCTCATCTTGTGACTTCGCGGCGTGAAAATCGAAGAAATTAAGGTGGTATAAATGAACATCCAAGAGGTGTGCAAAATCCGCAAAGAAGAATTGAAACTGACCTATCAGGAAATTTCAGACACTTCCGGCGTGCCGCTGTCCACCGTGCAGAACTTCTTTTCAAAGTTTTCCAAAGCCCCGTCTATTTACACCGTCGCGCCTATCTGCAAGGCGATGGGAATATCGATTGATGAAGAGTTTGGAATTTCCGAGCGGTTGACAAGGAACGAGGAGACCTTGCAGGCGCGAAACGACGAGCTGGAGCGCCATGTTGACGCAAAGGCAGACATGATCGAGATTATGCGGCGTGGTGTCCATATCCGCAACGCCGTGATTTTTATTTTATTTGTGGTGGTGGTGTTACTGACCGCGTGGTGCGTGTATGTCGATTTGCATTGCGCAGATTACGGATTTTGGAGGGGGCGGTGATGAGAGCAGCACTGTATATCCGCGTGTCGAGCGACGAACAGGCGCGGCATGGCCTGTCATTGCAAGAGCAAAGAGATGCGCTGACAAGATATGCCCAAGAACACAAAATGACCGTGGCGGGTATCTATGAGGACGCGGGAATATCCGCGCGAAAGCCGTATAAAAAACGTCCGGCGCTCCTGCGGCTGCTGGGCGATTGCAAAGCGGGGAAGGTAGACACGATTCTATTTATTAAGCTTGACCGCTGGTTCCGCAATGTCGCGGGGTATTATGACGTGCAAACGCAGCTCGACCGATACGGCGTAACATGGCAAGCGACGGAAGAGGACTACGAGACGCGCACCGCGTCCGGGCGATTAAAGGTCAATATCATGCTTTCCGTTGCGCAAGATGAGGCCGACCGCACAAGCGAACGAATCAAATTTATCAATGATGGGAAACGGGCAAAAGGGCAGCCGGCAGGCTCAAAAGCACCGTTAGGTTATGCCATCAAGGACAGGCAATACCAGATTGATAACGGCACGGCAGATGCGGCGCGAGATATGTTTGCCGCGTTTATCCGGCTAAAAAGCGTCCTTGCCGTCAAGCGATATATGCTTGACACATGGGGAATTGACCGGGCTTATAACAAGTATGTAAACTATTTCCGGAACCGTCTTTACATCGGGGAGGTGTACGGCATCGAAAATGCCTGTCCCGCGCTGGTGAGCAAACAGGACTTTGACCTTGTAAATGATATTATTCGCCAGCGGTCACAACGCTGTGCGGGAGTTGGCACGGATCGCGTGTATCTGTTTTCCGGGATATTGCGCTGCAAAGAGTGCGGGAAAACGATGCAATCGGAAACCGTAAAAAAAACATATACATACTACCGATGCCGGACGCGGATGTTTGACAACTCCGCTTGCCCGCATACAAAAAGGATCCGAGAAGATGCGCTGGAAGACTACCTACTACACGAGATGGAGGGAATCGCAGAACGGAACAATCGGTACTATAAAAAGGCAGAAAAAAAGCCCACGCACAGCGCGGACTCGATACGAAAGAAAATGAGCAAGCTAAAAACGCTATACCTAAACGATCTGATTGAGCTTGGCGATTATAAAGCGGAATACGCGAGTTTGAAAAGGGCACTGGAAACCGTGGAGGAAAAGCCAGAGACAGACCTTGACGCATTAAAAGATGGGCTGGGCGAATATGATACATACTCGCGGAACGAAAAAAAGGAATTTTGGACGCGCTTCATCAGGCGGATTGATGCAGACAACGATGGCGCGTTTTTTGTAACACCGCGTTAGGCATATTTTACCTTCATGGACATAAAGGGCAAATATGCCTAAAAAATCCCCCGCCGTAAATGACGGGGGATTTTTCACTTTTCCAGCTTGCGCATAACGCTGTTATACACTCGCTCGTTGACGACCTTCAAGCTGTCCATGAGTTCGTCCATCACTTCCCACGCACGGGCCGGGTCAACGCGGGCCACCGCGCGGAGGAAATCGCTATCTCCGTACTCCTTTGCGGGCGCGGCAGAGTATCGCGGCATCGCCGGCGGCTCGCCCTTCCCACGGTTTTGGTTTTGGATGGTATACAGCGTCGCCAGCTTTTCGTAGTTCGTCCAGCTGGATTTTTCCGTTTCCAGGCGAGAGATCCAAAGCTGCAGCTCCTTTTCGTCGATCATCGGGGCCTACCCCCTTTATTCCTCCATCATGTCCATTGCACGACGCAGGGCATCCTTGATGCGGTCATCGTCAGTCTCGCGCATCATATCGTTGATCTGGCTGCGCAGATGCTCAGTTGCGTCCGTGCGGCTGTAATGCCCGCGGACATAGTGCCGTCTCGCGTAAGAGACGCCCCTCCCATACGAATTGCGCATATCGTCGTCGTGATAGCGGCTAAAATAACCGCCCTCTTCAAGCGTCTCGATCTTGTCGATGTTCTTGATGGTGTCGGTCAGCTTATGCGCGATATCGAGGTCTCCCGCGCCAAGCTCACCCTTGCGGGCGATTTCGTCAAGCTCCTTGCAGAGCATGTCGCGCAGATTATACATAGATTTCATTCCCATTGTGTTCTCCTTTCTCAGCAAACTCTGGTAATGATAAGGTTCGCGTTTCTCACGTCAATGGCTTCGCCGCTCACGTTGCGGATGGACAGCGACGCGCAGCAGCCCTTTGTAACGTCAACGTACTCAGATGCCGCTGCGTTAAAAAACGCCTCCGCAGCCGTGGGCGTAACCGTCGCAACGGAGGACAGCAGGGGTTCACCGTCAACCGCAATGGCAACGGAGATGGGGCCTGGGGTCCCGCCGGTGCTTACGGCAATGTTGCCGATAAAGTCCACCTTGTAGCGGGCGCGGCACTGAGAGCAGTTGCCGCGAAGGTTAAACAGGCCGGAGCCTACCCGGTGAGTGATAAGGCCCTTTGTGCAGGGGATCGGTGCCTCGGTAAAAAGCACATTCTGATTTGCCGCCACAGTCTGCGTGGCAATCGCAGTGTATTCAGGCATAGAAAACTCCTTTCATAAAATCAGCGGCAGGGCTATTGCCCCGCCGCTTTGGTTTAGTATCGGCACGGGGCCAAACATTTTGTTGACGTTAACAAAACATTGCCAACAAAAAGCTATGCTATGCAGTTATCAGCAGCCGCAACCGGATCCACATCCACCATAGCCGCTACCCGCCCACGGGTTGCAGGTAATGTAAGCGGGAGAAGGGCACGGGCGAAGCTGCGAAATAAGATAGTTGTTCTGCGCAGACTGAGACGCCGCCAGACGCAGCTCCTGATTTGCACTCTCCAGATCGCGCATCTTGGAGTTGGTCAGGAAGTCCAGAATGGCGCGGCTGTTGGCGTTCTGATTTTCCACGATGTCGCGGGTCGCGTTCTGCACCGTGTTGCGCGTGTCGCACGCCTGCGCGGCCATGTCGTAGCGCACGCCCTCGATGCTGCGCTGGGTGTTGCAGCAGCACTCGGCAGCCTGCATCTGCATGGCGTTGAGCTGCTGCATCAGCGCGGCCTGCTGGTTGGCGCGGGACAGTTCAGCGGTCTGGAAACCGTTGTTCATGTTTTGGTTGACACCGGCAAAGCCGTTCAGCAGCGTGGTGTTCGCGGCATAGAAGCCATCGCACAGCCCACCGTTGATGAGATCCATCTTGCGCTCAATGTTGGCAAAATCGGAAGACAGCACATAGCCGTCTACCACGCCGCCGGAATTGCCGCCGTTGTTGCCCCAGCCGTTATTACCCCAGCCAAGGAAGGCAAACAGGAACAGGATGATGATGAACCAACTGCCATTACCATCCCATCCAAAACCGCCGTTGCCGCCGGAGTTAGTGGGTGCCACGGGCATTGTCAGCATGGGAGCGCCGTCAGAAGAAAGAGACATAGAAAAACTCCTTTCAGTTTTTTATTATCAAATCGTGGCCACGATATTGATTAACCTAATAATTTAGCAAACACTTTGCTTAAACTTTGCTTAAACTTGCTTAAACTTGCTTAAACTTGCTTACTGCATCAGGCTTTGGAACTGCTTCGCCATCTGCTGCAACTGGTTCAGCTGAGCTTGTGAGAGTTTCCCGCTCTGCAAGAGTTTTTCGACCTCTGCTTTGGGGTCGCCATGAAAATTTGCCTTGAACTGCTGGAACTGCTGCACCATCTGCATAAAGCCGTTGCCGCCGCCCATTGCACCGAAAAACGGATTATTCATCGCTCTTTTCCTCCTTGCGCTTCTTGCCCTTCATTTCGCTCACAAGCGCCGCCAGCGCGTCGAACTCTTTACGGGTCACATATTCCGCAGCGGGCGCTTTCTGCGCGTCAGGGGCGCTTGCAAGCCGCTCTACAAGGTCGTATACTTTGAGCGTCGGCTTGCCGCTTGCATCGGCCTGTTTGAGATACACAGTCGGTGCGGAGCTGTCCCACAACGCCACGGCGGCGTTGGGCGCGATCATCCAGTTTCGGGCCTCCTGTTCGCCGCTGACCCACTGTACACCGCTCTGCGCCACCGGATTTTGAAGGGCCTGCGGAATTTGAGATTGCATCTGTGGTTGCTGCATTTGCCGCATCTGCATCAGGTTATCCTGCATTGGGGGTGGATAATAGGGGTTCTGCCATCCGTAAGGTGTGTAAGCCATAATCAGTCCTCCTTAACCCAGTAATACAATACGTTCTCGTTGCTGCTGTCCCAGCTGTCCCAGATCGTGCCATTTTGCACGCAAACCACATGGCCGGACAGGGCCAGAATATAGTTGCCTACCGGGTGATCCTCCGCAAACTGTCCCACCGTGTAGCAATCCGGGCAAGTGTCCGGTACGATGTACCGCCGGTATCCGATGCTGCGGAGATACCGGCCCCAGCAAGCATTTGCAGACGGCATATCCCCGTCAAGATATCCTTGGATGCACAGTCGCAAATACGTCTCGCCCCAGTCCTTGCCGGTGGCTTTTGATATTGCTCTGACGGTACAGTCCCCTGTGTTTTTCCCTTTTGGGTTCTCGTTGTAGTAGCTATACATATTCGCGCCTATCGTCGTGCAAGAGCTCTACAATGCGCACAAGGGGAAGCAATCCGGCGGTGTCAGATCCGTATTGATTGCATATATCACGTGCCATATCCGCCGTATACCCACACGCCAACAGCCGCTCCATTACGCTCATTTCGCCGCACCCCCTTGTATATCTATAAAATACAGCAAAAAAGACCCAACAAAGAGCCTGAAAAAGGTCTTTGTTGGGTCTTTACTTTATGGGTTTTTGATATGGTCGGCAATCTTTTGGTAACCGTTGCGGCGGCGCTTCTTGACATACTCGACCGACGCAAACAGCCTGTTTGCCACCTGCTGTCTGGATTGTTGCTTGACGTCGCACGCGATGATGCAAAACGCTTCGTCTTCCGGAAGATCAAGCGCGGCGATGTAATCAATGGCACGTTGAGGGGCCATGCTGCGCAGTTTTGCGCGAATGTCTCGGTAATTTGTATTCATGGCGATCATATTCGCCGTGGACTTGCGGAGCCTTGGCGGAAACAGGGGGTCGGCGCATTGTTGCCCCGGTTTCGTCCAGATTTTTAAGACAGTTACTGTGACGCTCTCTTCACATCATCTCGAACCTTCCCGGATGAACCCGTCAAACCCGGCGTCCTTCAAACGCTTCAGCATCTTCTCGGCGTTTTCCCGGACGGCGAAGGCGCCGACCTGGACGCGATACAGCTTATCGCCGGTCGGCTGGGCGGGCTTAGGGGACTCCTGCTTGGTCGGGACGTAGGTCACGCCCAGATACTTGCACAGGCCCTTGGCGATGGCCTCGCCGATATCCGTGGTGTGCTCCACGATCCACTTGGCACCCTCGGCGGCGTCGTGGAACTCGCACTCGCAGTACACCGACGGCGCATTAGGTACACGCACCTCGAACAGCCGGGGGTTGGCCTGGATGTTTTCAGACGTTCCCGGCGTCAGCGGGGCCAGCTGGTCAAACACCGCCTTGCAGGCGTCGTACCCCTTGCCGGGGACACTGTAGCAAAACATCCGGGTGCCAGACACCTTGCCGTTAAAGGCGTTGGTGTGGACGCAGCTGTGGATGTCCGCGCCCCAGGCGTCGGACTCGGCGCAGCGCTGGGCCATGGTGGTGCCGAAGGCAGCCAGCTTCACCTCCACGCCGCTGCGGCGCAGGGCGGCAGCCTCCGCCTCGGCGATCTTCTGGCACTGAACGTGCTCGTTGGTATTGCCCCAGGCGTATCGGTTTTCCGTCTGGTCGCTGGGGCTGATGTACACTCGCTTACTCATTGTTGTCGTCCTCCTCTCCCGGCAGCTTGTCCGCCGCCGTATCCTCAGCGTGTACTTTCAACTTCTTGAGCAGGGCCTGAAGGAAACCAGGCACCGGCGCGCCGATGGCCGACACATTCTCCAGGATGGACAGCAGCTCGTTGATCACCAGCCAGATAATGACGATGCTGGCAAACAGGAACTCCACCGGCCAGTCCCAGCCCAGGGTGTCGGCTCCGTAGCGCAGCAGCCAGTCTACCACAGCGGCCACGGCGACGATGACCAGGTAGCCAACCTTCTTCAGGATGCCCCGCAGGCCCACCCGGGAGGACAGCTCCCCGGCGTTCCATGCCTTGGTCATGCCCGTGGCGTAGTCCAGCAGCATCACCACCACCAGCACCAGCACCGGCACCAGCAGCTGCACCCCGTAGGCACACAGCGCCCCCAGGGCGGCCGCCAGCGCGGCCTTGATCGTGTTTTCTTTCATGTAAAATCTCCTTTCCTGCCGCCTTGGGCGGCTGATTCATCGTCAGACTTACCCGATTTCCTCATTTACCGTAATGATCGAATGCGAATCGATCCAGTAGCATCCGAATCGCGCAAAGGCCACTGTCTTGCCGGAATAGGCCGGAACCGTGAGGCTGGCAAGATACCCGCCCGACATGGTATTCGTTCCCGTATCCTTCCAATACGGGGCTGCGATTACCGCCTTGTTCGCATCATAAAATGCGATGCGTTGTTCGTTGATAGCGGCCGACCCTTCCTTCAGGTTCATCCCCTCAAATCGTACCTTGTCCCCGGAATGGACCGGGATGAATCCGGTAATGTATGTCGATGCTTGCGGGGACGGGTTGCCAGAGCTGCTCAGCCGGTATCCCTGCTGGTATCCGACGCCGTTGAATACCGCCCCGCCGGCGTCCGTCGAAATGGGGATCTGATTTGTATACGCCGCAGTCGCCACAGCCGTGATAACGACGTTCCCGGTCACGCTTGCAATATGGACGGTGCCGCCGGACACCGCCGTGGCCGTGATATCTGTGCCGCCCATGGTGACCGAGATGCTGCCGAGTTTCTTCCCGGCATTGGGGGTAATCGTGACGCTGAGCGCCGCGCCTTCGCTGATTTCCGTCCCCGCAGCATTGCTTGTGCAGTCCGTCAGATGCTGCGTCAGAGTATACTGCGTAACGTAGTCGGAGGCATTCAGCGCGGCGGGCGTTCCGTTTATGGCTGCTGAACGGTATGCGTTCAGCTCGTCGATCGTCAATCCGGCTTTCAATGCCCACTTCACGACATTATCCCGGAGGGAGGACTTTCCGAATGACGCGAAATAATTGGCCAGGCCGGTGTAGTTGGCCGAGGTCCGCTTCTGCGGCGTTCCGGCATCCGAGAGAGAGGAAAAGCCCGAAAGCTCATAGTCCATGTCCACGTGCTTTCTGGAAACGCCAAGCAGCGCAAGCAGGATGAACGACAGGGTCCCCGTTCTGTCCCGCCCCAGCGAGCAGTGATAGATCACCCCGTTCCCGTGGATGACCACATCGAACACCGCCCGCAGAAGTGCGGCCATCTCTGCGTAATGGGATTTCGTCAGGTCAACGAGGTCGCTGTAATAGGCCGACAGGGGATACCGCTTGTAATACACCTCGCTCCCAAACGGGGAGCTTTCCAGAGACGCGTTATCCCGCAGATCAAAGTGGTAGCGGATATTTGCATTTTGGGCGATATTGGCGTCTGCGGATTCCGCTACACCCGGTGCGGCGCAACGATACATCCGCCCATACCTGACGGTGCCTCCGTCACATGCCCATCCACCGAGGTCCCGGCAGTTTTTCACATAGCCGATAAACTTCATCATGCGAACTGTTCCGGTCGGCTTCACGCGCCCGCTGTCGATTACATCCCCTCCGCTGCCTTTCACGATGTAGCGGAGGACGTGCCCGGGGACTGCGTTGTAGATCACGGATTCTCCTCCCAGGATATTGTTGAGCTTTCCCCCGATGCCGGTGGTCTCATCCTGCTGGTAACGCGTTCCCCCCTGCATCGTGAGCGCTTTGCCCAGCGGAGCATCCTTGATTCCGCTGGCCCCCGTGTAGCTGTCCAGCACGCTTACGCTGCCGCCGTTGGCGTCCGTATAAGCGGCCTCCGCCGCAGTCAGATAGGCCGCAACCGTGGTGCTCATTTGCGGGTACTCCTCCACGTCAGGCTGTAGCGGGGCGATCGCCAAAACGGCATCGGCCATTTGGGCGACCTTATAGGTGGCCGTACTGCCGTTTTTGGCCCGGATGGCATTTGCGATGGCCTGGACGCTTGCCTCCTCATAGAGCTTCTTTGCCATCAGTAGCTCACCTCCGTTCCATCCGGCAGGGCCGCCAGCACATCAGCGACTATCTCCGCCTTGTCCGCTGCCGTCCAGTAGTCCGCCCCCTTCACCGGGGTGTGACCGGCGGTGCCCCTGGGGCCGGTGTCGCCGGTGTCGCCTTTGGGGCCCTGCGGGCCGGTGCCGCCGGTGTCGCCTTTGGGACCTTGCGGACCGGTATCGCCGGTGTCGCCTTTGGGGCCTTGCGGGCCGGTATTACCGTCTTTTCCGTCAAACTCTCCGCTGGCCTTGGCCTGTGCCAGCGCCGCCTCCGTGGCCGCCTGCAGCGTGTCCGCCGACAACGCCCCCACCTCTGCCGCCGTGTAGGTCGGTTTGCTGTCCTCTTTGGCCCACGCCGGTACGGTGGGGTCCGCCTCCTTCACCGGATGCTCGGTCAGGTATCCTGCCACCGCCTTGGCGATGTCCTCCTCAGACGCACCGCCCATGCCACGGATCAGCTCCATCAGCTGATCGTACACGCTTTCGGGCGGGTCCGCCGGAGCGCCGCCGGGCGTGGTGACGGACGGCAGCACCCGCAGGTCCGCCGCCCGGCTGGTGTGCAGGTCCCCGGCGTACAGGCCCACGGACGCCCACCCCGGCGTGCTGAGCACCGGCAGAACCGCCGTATTGCCGGTGAATACCGCGTCCTGATAGGTGCCGTCCGCCAGGTTCACCCGCATGGTCTTGGTGTCGTAAGCGGCCATTCCCCGTCCAGGTCCCACGCCACCGTGTAGTCGCTGTTGTTGCAGATTACCACGCCCTCGCCCTCGGCGCACTTGTCGCGGACTTTGATTTTAATTTCAGGCATATACTCCCTCCTTTACGCCGTCCTGCGCCATGTGTACACGGCCAGGTACGGCGGCATATTGTTGTGGGCCTGGCCGCCGCAGTTGGACGTAGCCTTGCCCGTGTAAGCGTTGGCGGTGCCGCCGGGAGACACGATCTTGATGGCCTCGGTGCCGGTGGCGTCGCTCTGGCCCGTGTAATCGTAGCCGTGGGTGTGGTTTGCCATCTCCGCCGCCGTCAGGATGTGCTCCTCCTCGCCGCCGGTAGAGCCAGCCGCGCGAGAATCGCCAGCCGCCAAGAGGAACACGTCCTTGATCTGCTCCCAGGTGCCTCCAAACAGGTCCGCCGGAGCTGTGGCATCCGTGGACTGGTAGATGCTTCCGACGGGGTGGAGGTAGTCCAGGAGGGACTTGCCGCCGAACAACACCGCCGCGGGACCGGGCAGCTTCAGGTGCTTGATGAGTCCGCCCACAATCAGCGTGGCCGCCTCGGTCAGATACTGGCCGATGGACAAACCGTCCACGGCCGGAGCCGTGCGGAAAAGCACCTGCGCCGATGGCAGCACCACAATCAGGCTGGCCGTGCTGCCCAGTGCGTCGGTGACGGCTATGCACACCTCATAGACGGTGTCCACCGCGGCCGGGATGACGCCGTAGGCGCTGGGTGTATACTGCCCGGCGGCGTCCGGCACGGCCTGGGAGCTCCAGGTGTCCGCCCCCTGGGCCCGGTAGCGGATGACATAGGCGGCCGTGTTCTGGCTGGCCAGCGGCGCCACCGCGCCCACGAAGGACACCAGGGCATAGGCCCCGGCGGGATCGTCGGCTCCGTCTGCGTCGCAGCGGGCCACGCTGATGGATCGGATGCCCGGCGCGGCATACGGCAGCACCGTGATTGTGCCCCGCAGCACTGTGGCCAGTCCCCGGGAGTCGGTGACGGTGACGGTATAGCCCACGGTTCCGGACTCCGGCAGCACGCCGGAGGTAGCCGTGAGGCCGGAGGCCGTCAGACCGGAGACGGCCAGGGCGCACCCCTTGACGGTGGCCCCGTACTGGCCGGAGGCCGTCGTGACGGCCTTCAGGCGGCTCTTGGCTTGCACGTAAGCACCATAGGTATCTGCATACCCCCCGGCGTCCGAGAGCGCCACGGTGGCCACAGGGGCCGCGCTGGAGGGCACGGAGGCGGTGAAGCTATAGGACAGACTGCCGAGCACGGAGTCTCCGTCATAGGTGGTAATGGTCAGCGTGCCCACACCGCTGGCGGCGTTGGGGATGTCGCTGGCAAGTTCCATGGGCGGTGTCCACGCTATGGAGGTGTCACCGGTCCGGTCTGTCACCGTCCCGGAGTGCGTACCCCAGGCGTAGGTGATCTTGTGCGTGTAGCTGCTGTCTGCCTTGGTGACGTCCAGCGTGGCGGAGCTGCCCAACGTCAGGGCCGGGACAGCCAGGGACGACGCCCGGGGGATCGTAGGCAGGGTGACCTTGCCGGACACCGTCAGACTGGCCGGCGTCCACTGGGAGGAGAAGCCGCTGTGCCACTCGGCGGACAGCGTTACCGATGCCTCCCCCTTGGAATCGTGATCCACGGTGATGGTCTTGGTACCCAGGTCATACCATCCCTTAGCCTTGTAGCTGTAAGGGTGGTATACCTTGGAGCCCTGGAGCACATAGAAGCAGCTGTTAGCCGCCTGGTTGTAGCTCTCGCCGGTGCCGTCGTAGATCTGCAGCGCAAGGGCGATGGTGCTGCGGTTATTGGTCCGGGACTGCTGGATGGTGTACCCCAGCCACAGCCGCCAGCCGTATGTGGATTGTGCGCCGTACAGCTCACCCATTGGCATTCACTCCCTTCGCACCCACCACGGACCCATCCGGGGCAACCCGGACCACCAGATTGCCCAGATACAGGCACCCGGCGGTGGGATCGTCCGGGTCCATGGGCCGGATGTACAGCGACGGCGTATATACGCCCCGCTGGTTGATGGACAGCAGAGCCAGGGTCTCCCGGAGGATGTTCAGCCCCTGGTTGTTGATCTGCACCTTTACGGGGTCGCCCTCGCTGCCCAGGAGCATCCCCATGGCCGCGGAGAAGCTCATGTACTGGTTCATGGTGCGGACGGTCTGGCGGATATCGCCGGTGGCGTCCTCCACCTGCTCGGTGATCTCCTCGGATACCTCCATGCGGATCTGATCCGGCAGGATGGCCAGAGTGGCATCCATGACCCGCTTGTAGCTCTCAAAGTCCCCGATCTCCACATAGTCTTGCAGAGCCTCCAGGAGGATCTGCCGGTCCGACTGTGAGATCTGCGTCATGCGTTCGGTGAGGATCTGCTGCACGGTGTTGATCCGCTCCTCAGTCTCCTGCCGTACCTCCTCCATGCCCTGGGATACGCGGTTGCGCTCGTCCTCCACGTCGCCGGTAAAGGTACGCCGCGTCCGGCCCATGGTGACGGTGGTCTGCGCCGGGTCCAAGAGATCAATGTGCATTTGCAGCAGAGGCATGGCCGCCCGGATGCCGTGGGGCGTGGTGGCCAGCATGGTATACCGGCCTACTCGCCAGGCGGCCACAGCGGCGTCTGTAACGTGGAGATCAATGGCCTTGCAGGTAATGGACTCCTCCAGCGCCCAACCAGAGGTAGCCAGCCGGGCCGCTGCGTAGGACTGGAGGTTTCCGGCCACGGTGACGTCCTGCCAGTCCGTAGGTCCGGGACAGATCCAGCCGTACTTTGCCACACCGGCCCGGGACCAGACATACGGGCCCTCTTTGACCAGGTCGTCCGTCAGATCGCCGTCGGCCAGCTCCGTGATGGTCAGGCCGTCATGGCCCACCGGCAGGATGGCGGTGTAGATGCCGGTGCCGGTAAGCTGGCGCTCCAGATCCAGGAGGTTTGCCCCGAAGGTAACGGCCTGGGCATTGGTGAGCGGAAGATCTGCGTAGTAATCCAGGTAGTTGCCGTCCGACTCGTACCGCATCAGGAGGTATCCACCCAGGGCGGAGCCAGTAAGGCGGGTGGTCATGGCCTCCATGGTGGTAAGATACTTGGTGGAACTGCGGGTAATGTAGTTGTTGGCGTCCGTCACCGTACACACGCCGGGCTTGATCTGCTGCTCGGCCGAGGCCTTGGCATTGTGCTGGGCCAAGAGCCAGCGGAACAAGAAATCTACCACGTTGCCGTTGTTGGCAGCCGCCTGATAGTCCGCGTCCTCCGAGAAATCGTCCGGGTAAGCAAACGGGGGAACGGTGGAATCGTTGAGCACCGCCATGACGCCCTCCGCCGTAACGTTGAGGTTGTTGTAAAAGTCGCCCACCTGGGAGGTAATGCGGCCCCGCCACACCACATACCGGCCCTGCAGCAGCTCCAGACCGGGGCGCATATAGGGCAGCTTGTCCCGGTAAGGATGATCCGGCGGCAGAGAGAACGCCATACTCCCGGCCTTGCCGGCGGTAAGGTCCACCGACGCCGCCGAGGCGCACAGCCGGTCCGTCTCGTTGGCGCCGCGCGGATCGTACAGGATGTAATCCCCGTAACGCAGCTGATAGCCAGCAAAGTCCTGCGCAGTCTCCTGGGGGTCCGTGCCACAGACGGCAAGCCCGGCAACAGCCTTGCCGCATACCGCGCCAGTATAGCTCATAGCGATGCCTCCTGATAGGTGACGGACACCGTGGTTCCGGCTGCGGCTGTGACGGCAAGGGTATTGCCGCCGGCTGCCAGGCGGATGTCCAGGCTGCGATGGCTGCCGGCTGCCACCGCGATGTCCTTGCCGCCGAAGGTCAGCGTTGTAGCCGCCGACACCTCCACGGTGGGCACCACCGACCGGCACTCATTGGTCAGAGTCAGGGACAGCGTGCCCGATTCGGGCACGGTCCCCGTGACCGTGGTTTTTGCGTTCTTGTATTTCCACGGGTCGCAGCTGACTGTGACCGGGATGGTCTGCATCATTTTGACAAGCTCCACCCGCCCAACGGAGCATCGCCCACTGTAATAATGGGCGGTGTCCTCGGGGAAGGTCACTTTCACGCGCTTGCCGTGGACTTTGTTGCAGAAGTCAGAAATCGTGGCAGGCCATTTCTTGCCGCTCACCGTGTCCACGCCGGTGAGCTTCAGTACAATGGTGCGGTTTTTGTAGGTCACTTCGCCGGTCAACACCTCGGAAGCGTCCAGCAGACCGTCCCGGCCCGGAACATCAATCATATTCGTGCGGACTTCCGGCAAAGAAATGGACTTGCTCGCAAGAAGCAGGCCGTATTCTGTGTAAGTGTCTTTTCCGTCAAAAAATACTTTTCCTATCATACAGCCCTTGCCTTCCTTGCATTGATTTTGGCCAGTTCTTCATCCATGCCTGGGGCAAGCAAACCGATAACCTGTCCACTGTCCATGATGACTTTCATATTTGCCAACATAGGCAAATACTGTTCCAGCAGCATTACAATTCTGCCGGAATCGCCACCCCCGCTTGTGCTTGCCGCTCCGTAAGAGCCACTTGTATAGTTTCTGCTGATGTTTGCATCTGCTGTAATGGTTCCAGCGTCAAAATTCATGCTGCCTTCAATGTCATTTTTCACAGACGCGAATTCATCGCTAAAACCTTCGCCCAGACCTTCGGCCATGAAACCGCCGATTCCGGCAAAGACCTTGGAAGGGGAGTGGATGCCCAAAATGCGCTTCACGCCGCCGACAAGGCTATTCACCTTTTCGTTGAACCAATCCTTGATATTGTCCCACATTCCGGCGATACCGTCTTTCAGCCCCTGAACGATGTTTCTACCGATGCCGCCCCAGTCGTAGTTTCTGATTGTGTCGGCAATAGCAGCGATAACGCGCGGGACGGCTGCAATCAATTCCGGGATTGCACCGATAATGCCGGTAATCAGCGATACAATGATCTGCGGCGCTGCAAGGATGATCTTGTCAAGGTTGTTCACGATGCCGTTGACGAACGCAATAATCAGCGTAGGGACTGCCGCGACCAGCTCCGGGATGCACTTGATAATTCCGTCAATCAGCGCAAACAGAAGATCAATGCCCATCTGGATAATGTTCGGCAGCTCTACAATGATTGCGGCGAGCAAGTTGCCAATAATCATAGGTACTGCCGCGATAAGCTGCGGAATCGCGTCAATCAGGCCCTGCGCAAGCGTCATAATCAGCAAGATTGCCGTTTCAATGAGTTGCGTCAAAAAGTCCGGGCTTGTCAGCATCTGCACAATCGTCAAGGTCACTTGCACAATGCCGTCAATAAGCGTGGGCAGGTTTTCTATCAGGCCATTCGCAAGGAAGAAAAGAATGTCGATTGCTGCTTGCGTAATTGCAGGTAGGCTATCAATGATACCCTGTCCCAATGCGCCGACAAGCGCAACCGCCGCCTGCAAAAGCGCAGGCAGGTTGTCTGTGATGGTTGTTATGACCATCGGAATAATAGTGGTAGATGCAGATGTAACAAGCTGTGAGATGCCGCCCAAGATGACACTAACGCGCGGAATAATATTTCCAGCCGCCGTCTCCACGCTGCTGACAAAATTGCCAATCAGCGTATCAAGGTCTGCGTTGTCGGCTGCAATGCCGGTTATCAGGTTGCTCCATGCGGACTTTGCCGCGCTGACGCTGCCCTGAATAGTAGACGCAGCCTCTTTTGCCGTTGTCCCGGTAATGCCCATTTCCGTCTGCACCACATGGATGGCGTCTACGATGTCGGAGTAAGATGAAATATCAAACTTCTGCCCAGACAGCTTCTCCGCGTCCGCAAGCAGACGCTCCATTTCCTCTTTGGTGCCGCCATACCCGAGTTTTAGGTTGTCCAGCATGGTGTAGTTCTGCTTTGCAAAACCCTGATAGGCGTTCTGTATCATCTCCATGCCGGTGCCCATCTTATTGGCGTTGTCTGCCATGTCGGTGATGGCCTGGTCCGCCTTTTGAGCTGCTTTTTCTGTATCTCCGCCAAGGCTCTGGAGCAGGGAGGCCGAAAAGCTGGTCACCGTGTCCATATATTCGTTGGCGCTCATGCCAGCGGTCTTGTATGCGTTTGCGGCGTACTCCTGCACCTTGTCCGATGCAGTCTTAAAGAGGGTATCGACGCCACCCACTAATTGCTCATACTCGGCATATTGGTCAATGGACGCCTTTATCAGCGCCGCCATGCCAGTAGCCGCTGCTGTCAAAGCCGCAGCTCCCACCTTTGCCGCAGTAGCAAGGCCGCTTTTCAACTTGTCGGCAAAGCCGGACGCTTTGCCGGAAGCATTGTCCAGCCCATTTTCGTATCCGCTGGTGTCCAGCGTAATTTTTGCATACAAGTCAAACAGGTTTATTGTCCTCACCTCCGACCTTTGCGATTTTTTCTTTCATTCGGTCAACGATCTGCTCCGGCGTCCTGGTTTCCTCTGGCTTCGGCTCTATGAGGTCGGCATACCGCGCCTTGATATAGCCGCCCCCCACGTACCGCGCCGTGTTTTCCGCGATTGCTTTGAGCGCGTCTGTCACATAGACCCGGTATGCCTTGTCCACGCTGTCCTGTTTGGCGCGGGCAAGGGCATACCGCATGAACGCCTTTACGCTACGGGGGCCTTGGTATTCTCCTGCGCAGAGCCAGAGGGTTTTTCTGTGCTCTGCGCTGAGATAAAAAGTTCCGTGAACGCTTCGTCTGTCATCAGGTCAATAAAATCCTTGGTCAGTTTTACCAGACTCAGAGCGCCCGTGTAAGCCTCCGGGCTTGTTCCCTCAATGGAGGACAGGATGGAGATTACATCGCCCTTATGACCGCGCAGAAGGGCGGGAACGGCCTTTTTTGCCTTCTGTAAAAGGAACTTCTTGGCTGTCATGCCATCCGGCAGTTGTTCCCGCTTAAACAGGGCGGCGGCGTTCTCGTCCTCCGCAATGTTGCAGATTGGCTCGATCAGATCTGCGATTACTTCCAGGGTGCGATCACCTTTTACGTCAGATAGTTTCATCAGCCGCCCACCTCCGCAGGAGCCGCGCTGTAAACCTCCATGGGCATCTCGTCCTTAGCGGACATGGACACATGGCCGGTCAGCTCCACGCTCACCTGGCCCTTGCCGTTTTTGGTGGTCTGGAGAGTAAAGCCGCCGGTGGACAGGGCGTTTTTCAGGCAGATAGCCACCATTCCGCCGTCGGCCCGGTCGCCAACCCACCACAGGTCTGCAAAGTCGGTCTGCTTCAGGTCTCGCCGGGGGGTGATTTTGCTCCTGTCGGTAGTGTCAATGTCTGCCGCGCCCAGGGCCAGCCGGATGGACTCCGTGGATGTTCCAAGGGAGGTAAAGGCCATCTTGCAATCCCAACCGTCCAGATGCTTCAGTTCCATCATATTCACAGGGCAGTTGTCCACGTCCTCTCCCATGTCGGAGTAAGTAGGGACGCAAGACACATTGATGCCGCCGGTTGTGGCACACACAATGTCCTCGTCCTTCGGTGCGGTGGGAGTAGCCGGGGTAAAGTTATGCAGGATGACACCCGCGTCGAGCTGCAATTCATCAAAGGTGCTCTGCGGGATCGCGGTAAATTTGCCCATATTGGGTCTCCTTTCAGCTGAATGTCAGGTATTCAGCGGTAATGTTGATGTACCGGCGCTTAATGGCCGGGTCTTCCTCATAGGTTAGGCTTTGGCACCAGGGGGAACCGCGCTTGAGCCAGATATAGCCCTCGTCGCAGGGCAGATACACGCCACCGTAGCCGATGCGCTTGGACAACTCCTGGGCCTTCTCGTCTGGGACAGCTTCGCTCTCCGTGCGGAACCACAGATTGCCCGTCAGGCCGACCTCCCCGGCATCAAAAGCGCTGTCGATATACTCATAGGTGCCATAAGGCATGACCACATCGTCTGGCACGCTGGACGCTCGGTAGAAGGGCATGAACTCGTTGAACCAGGCGTAGAGGGCTTTGTTTTTGGTCATGTGGTCAACGCCCACCTTTCCGCCGTAAAGTATTTTAGCTGCATCGTGGAGGACTTGGGGGCCTGCTTGTTCTCCGGATTTGAGGTCACGCGGTAGGTTTCGCCGGTGGTCTTGTCTTTGAACACGTCGTTGTACTCGATGGGCACGGCCTTGTCTACCAGGACGGAATACAGGCTGGTCACGCCTTCTTTTTCCGCTCTGCGGGCCTCCATGGAGGTATCCAGTGCCTGGTAGTTGGTGAACTCAGCGCCCTCCACCCACTCTACAAAGTGACCGCCCGCACCGTCCGATACCCGGCGTTTTTCCATGAATAAACAGGTGCGGGAAAAATCATCTAAAAGGCTCATCAGATCCCCCTAATTCTCCGCCAGTCGTTCAGGCGGCTCTTGAATACATCCTGCCAGCCGACGGCCATGCCGCTGGCGTTGGTGGCTTTGCTGTAGGAGTAGCCGCCAAATGATTCTGAGGTAAACGGCCCTGGATCCCCGTTCTTCGTCTGCCATGCGTCGATTTCTTCGGCCAATTCAATCACCGCCTTCGGAACAGCCAGCGCCCACACGGAGCCGGTAAACGTCTCGTCGGTCAGGTCTGCCACCGGGTACTGGTGGAGCCCGTCATTGAATACGGAACCCACCACCCGGAAATACTGGCCGGTTTGCAGAAAGGGCAGCGTGATCTGCCCGCCCTGCACAGTGAACTCCCCGGCGTGGACGCCGTCCGGAACTAAAAACCAGTTGTTCAAATTCTGCAAAACCGTTTCAAGCATCACGCTGTCCTCCTTTTACGCCGATTTGGTTACGGTCACGGTATATACTTTCTCCGCCGTGCCGTTTTTCACGTTCACAGTCAAAGTGTTGGCTCCGGTCGCCCAGGTGGCCGCAGTGCCGTTTTCAACAGGCGTCTCTCCGTTGAGGATGGTCACTGTGGCGCTTGCGTCCTCCGGGGTCGCGGTTACCGTGTTGGTCGCGTTTGTCGTTGTGGCTGTATACTCCGTCGTGTCTGGGTCAAACGCCGGAGTCAGTGTCAGCGCGCCAATCGTCAGCCCCGAGAGGCGCGCGCTTAAGGGGCCGGGGTAACCGTGATTTTGGCGATGCCGTCCAAGTACTCAGCCCACAGCTTCATGCCCATGATGGCGTAACTCTCGCCCACGGCGGTGCTGTAATTACCCTGGGCGTGGAAACCGATCAGGTTTGTCTCGCCCTGCACGGTGTAATTCAGGCCCAGTCTGGCAAACTTGCTGTCGCCGGGGTCTGCATAGTACAGGTCGATGTTCTCCACAGGCGTTGCGATCACAGTGTTGCGAGCAATAGCGTTATTGCCGGAAACGGTGGTGGGCAACAGGAACAGCGTGGAGTACCCCATGAAGTCCTTGACATAGTTCAGGCCGAACTGGGTCTGGACGGAAATATCCGCAGCACCCAGATAGTCGTATGCGTCCAGGATGTTAGCAAATCCCACAACGGAGGTAACGTCTTTTGCCATACCAGCAAACTTGTTCAGCACTTCGCCCTGAGCCTTTGCAAGTGCCGCCTGCCAGGTTGCGGCGGTTCCGGTGAGAGAACCGGTGTTCAGGAAAGTATAGAAATTGCCAAGGACCACATTCTGGAGCTTGGTCAGAAAAGCGTCGTCGCTCTTCTCCACCGCGATCTCTGCACCATACTTGTCAACGTCCTCGATAGGAACAGCCTTTGCATACTTCTTGATGGACAGGTCGTCCTTGGTCGCTTGGGTAATCGTCACCTTGCTGTAAGGGATCACCTCGCCAGCGCCGACGTCGCCGTCCTCCAGGGCCACATCAGCGGTGTAAGAAATCAGGCTTGTGCCGGGGGCCTTGCGGATGGGGCGCATAATGCCCATAATGTTGCGCAGCGCATCCCAGTTGTCATTGAAACGGGTGACGAAATCCACCTCTCGGGCGGTCACGCTGGTATAGGTATTGGGCAGGGAATCGCGGGGGTTGGTCAGGCTCTCAACTTTCGTAGCAGCCATGTAATTCATCCTTTCTTGTTAAGTAATTTGGTTTTCCATAAGCGCTTTCTGTCGCTCAGATGCGGACAGCATATAGTGGCCGTGATCGTCCTTTTTGTAGATGTCCGCTTTCGTCATCGTGCCGGGGCTTCCGCCCGCCGGAGGGTTTGCGATATTGGCACCCTTCGTGGTGGTAGTGGAGACCAGCTTTGCAAAAGCACCGCTCACAAGCGCATCCAGAGCGGCGGTGTCCTTGATCTTGTCGCCGTCCAGCTCCACGCCGTCGATCTCCGCGCCGCTGCCGCGCAGAGCAATAGTTAGATTGTCGCCGGTGATGTTCTTGCTTTCGTAATAGGCTTTTACCGCCTTTTCTTTGGCGGCCTTGGTCTCCTTTGCGGTGATGTCCGCCTTGAAGTCGTCAAAGGCCTTGTGCTCCTTCTCATACTTCTCCTTGTAACCGCCGTCCCCGGCGGCTTTCAGGTCGTCCAATTCCTTCTGGACTGTGGGCAACTTCTCCGCGTCCGCCTTGTAACGGCTCACATCCGCCTTCAATCCGTCCACGGTGTCGGTATGCGCTTCGATGATGGTGTCCACCTGTTCGTCGGTGAGACCCATCCCCTTCAAAAGTTTGCGTGTAAGTGCCATTTTTCTATCTTCCTTTCCTTCGTCCGCAGTTCGTCGCGGCGATAGATTGTATAAAAACCGCTGTACCTCGCGGGTTTTATCGAAAATATACGGGGCCAGCCACCGAGAAATCCTCGGTAACTGACCCCGCTTGGTCGTTGCACTGAAACGTTTATCAGCGCCAAACGATATTTATTTTAAAGTTTATATGAAATTTGCTTTTCCAGTATTTTAAATCCTGTATCAATTTCTTGCCGCAATTTTGATAATTGATTGTTCATATCAATCTGTGTTTTACAGAATCCGCAAACTGGCTTCCCGCTTATTTCTTGTGTTGCCTGGAATGTATTGCAGAATGAACAGAGAATTAACTTAGGAGTAAACCATTCGCAAGTGTCGGTGCACTGACAATCTGATGTATTCATAGTATTGTATTGCAATGGGCACATTAATCTACTACACTCTCTTTCCAATTTTCCTTATCTCCTCCCGTTTTATTTTTATAACTTTTACGCCGTCTTTGACTGGTATCAGCTCCACCCGGTCGCCCTTGGCCAGCACGGACTCGATATCCTCAACTTTTTTCGGTGTCAACAGTTGTTCCTGCACCGATGCACCCTCTTTCTTTTATCCAGCAGCAATTGGAAAATGGGAGCGTTAGGCGCTTTTCTCCACTTTCTGCGCTCTCTTTCTCTATTTCGAATCGCTTTCATGGCTTTATCAACAAAGCTCGCTAATCCAGCAACGATGTTTTCGCAACCATCCTTGAATTCGGGAAAGGCGTCACGAAGAGCATTCACCGCTTCAATCAGAGCTTCGGACAAAACGCTTCCAAACCGTTCAATTTCTTCCGATAAATTGTGTATCGCTTTTCTTGTATTCTCATCCATTTTTCAGCTCACTTTCCAAAATGTCCCGATACTGCGCGGCATGGTCGGCAACAGCAGGTTTCAAAAACGGCTGCGCCCGCTGTCCGTGGGTCATGTGCCAGTTTCCTTTTGCGTCCTGATACACCCACGGCGTCGGCCGTCCGCCCTCCGCGTATTTGCCGGTACCTAATTCCACATACGCGGCATATTCATTGTTTGTCCCGATGATCGCTGCCGGTTCCTGCTCGTCTACCGTATGGGTAATGCTGTTGCGCAGATTACCGGTGTCCACGGGGCAGAGCTTTTTCGCATAGCCCTCTGCAACCAGCCCGCACTTTTCCAGCGCCCTGGCAGCGGCCTCATGCATGGCAGCGAGGACTTCTTTGGAGTTGTCTGTGAAATCAACTTTCATAGTTTTTCCAGTTCGCTTTCAGCGCAGTCGAATAGTTCATTGTCACCGTCTCGTTCAACAAGACAAAACGTGCCGTTGGTCTCCCGGATATCAACAACAATACCGACATCGCCTGTCTCAATGATTTTTACACGGTCATATTCGTTAATCATGCGAATTCTCCTTGTTTTTTCTGAATCCGGTTACGATCCTCGGTTTGCTATCCGGTGTATCTTGAATCCATCCCGTTAAAAAAGTGCGCTGTTTTGTAACTCCAAGTGTCATGTAGATATTAAACATTATCGCACCGCCATTTAACTCCTGCACATCAACAGCCTTGCTCATATCAAACTGCCGTGCCATATCATAACGCAGCTGCAATGGGTTATCCGCTGTATAGCCAACATCAAAAAATTGATCCGCGTGTTTTGCGCCATCTTTCAGGAAATACCCGGTGTATTTTTTAGGCGTTGTCACACATTCGGCGTTATTCACAAAAACGGTTTGCCGTTTCATGGTTTTCAGTTGGGCCCACTTATCAGGTTCATTATACTTCAAATTCTGGAACTTCTCAACCGTGTTTGGAACTTTGTTTCCCAGAACCGATTTGTATTCCTGCCACTGTTTTGTATCAGTGGAAAGGTTGCGGCCCTTCTTCATGTATGTATTCCAGGCCGCAGCGTCTTCCGCTTGCTTCTGCTCCGCCCACTCGGAATAGGTCATGTCAGAAATAACCTCTGTTTCGCCTGTAACGGGGTTTTTGGCGCGTCTTTGCCCTGTGGAGGTATCTACCCCATCCACATCCGCAACAAGCGTGCAGCGGCAGTTGTAGATCTCCCACGCTGGCCCCTGCGGATCGCCCGGAAAGCGGCAGCCGTTGGAGAATTTCTTATCTTGATCTACCTTTTCGCCGTCCAGCATGGCGTGTGAATGCCGCGTCCGGTTGTCCAGCGTGGCCAGCCATTGTTTTTTGAGCTTGATGCCAATTTTCTCCGCCGCTGCGTAGCTGTCCATGCGTCCGGCGTTCTGTGCGCCGGTGACGGCGGTTCTCGCGGTGCGGATAGCGCTATTGCGGCTCATGGTGGTGATACGTTTTTGCAGGTCGTCCGCCATGTGCTTGATGCTTTTCCCCTGCAAGATGGAGCTGGTGACGCTGGCCGTGATTTGCTTCTTGCCATACGCAAGGGCAATGCCGCGTTTCAATGCTCTATTTTTGGGGTAATACGGCATCAGCCCCGGCTGCTCCACAACCAGGCGCTTCACCGTCTGCTCGTCCCACAGATCAAAGCCTACATCCCCAGCCACGCTCTCGATGGTGTACGCCGCATAGTTGCGGTTCAGTGAGTAGATACCGGGCGTTGCATCGTTGGTGTAGGACACCGCCACGGCGTTCGCATCGGTGACGCGGTGCGCCACCTTGTCGCGCATGGCCTGATAGCGTTCCCCTCGACCGATCTGATTGAGCCGCCATTGCTTATAGTCGGCCTCCGTCCACTCCTTGCCGTTCTGCACCGTGCCGATCAGCGCTTTCATTTCCTCATCGCGCTTTTTAAATTGCTCAAAATATGCGTCGATGGTTCCTTGCAATTCCTTCCCGGCTTCGCGGTAAAGTTTCGTAATGCGCCGCTCCAGCTTCGAAAGCTCCTTGTCGGTCAGCTTGTGGCCTTCGTCCGTTTTCGCCATATCTCGCCACCCTATGCGCCATTGATAAATCCGCAACCCAAGCCATCATACAAGTGCTTATATAGTGTTTTTTCAATCTCGTCCTTGTAAACCTTCACAACCTGCCCATCGACAATCGTATTGACCGTTTCGCGGAGAACGGGGACTGCCATATCTGATTTTGATGGCATCGCTAGTGATTCGGCCATATTCCTATGCTCGTAATTGGCGCATGCCTCCATCCGCTTGTGAGAGCATTTATCAACGTTGGGGCACGCCATGCACTTTTCAGCAATCTTAGATATTGCTCCCATCATTCCACCTCCATTTGGCTCCGGTCAATCTCTTCTGCCGCCTTCCGCTTTGCCATGTCCTCGTACTGGTCAATGTCACCATTGATGGTTAGCAACTTCTTGGTGATGTACTCATCATCGTAGTATTCCGCGCCCATCAGAACGGTCTGGGTTTCTTCGGGCTTATTGATAATCTGGCTGCGGGTATAGCTGGGCGTATCGTCCGCCCCGGCCAGCGCCAGGATGCCTTGGATAAAATCGTTGACGTCGCTTTCGAAGTCGTCAACTTTCAGGTCCAGCGGCACATAGCTGGCCTTGATGGCCGTGGCCGTCTGATTGCCTGCGCTCACGGCGGCGCTGTCAAACGCCTGAAAATCCTCGTACAGCTTGCGCTTGAGCATGTCAATGGTTGCGTTAGTGCCCTCAAAGGGGGCCTCGATGGTGTGCGGCTCTGCGTTCACTTCGTCATCGGTGTGGGCCACGTGGAGGGTCTTGATACGCTCCAAAAACTTCACGTCGTCCAAGTCATTCATGCCGCCCGCATTGGTCAGCACCCAATAGATGAGGTTGCCCTCGTCCACGTTGTTTACCATGTTGGAGCAGACCAGGTCCAGCGCGTCCACGGTGTTCCGCCGTCCCCGCAGCTCCGACCGGCAGTTTTTGCCGTTTTTCAGAGGGACAATCGGGAATCCAGGATAATTGTCACCGTCCAGAATGGTCTCCGCGCCCAGGCCGTCCGTGCGGACATTGACCTTGTACCGTTGTTTGTCCGTCAGCACGGTCATGTTCTCCCCGCTGCGCTGGATGTACTCGGTGTATCCGTCCAGCTCGTACAGCGTGGCACGAAGCGGCTTATCGTCTGCCACTTGCCAGAACCGCACACCGGCCATCAAGGCACCGTTTTCCTCGTCGTAAAGGGGCGCAAACTCGGTCAGCTCGAACACCTGAACCCGGTCCAGGTTGAAGAACCCGAACGCCACGCCGCATACCAGGGCGCTCTTGCCTGCGTCCTTGACCCGCTGGTCAAAGTCAGCGCCCAGTCTGGCCTTTGTCTCCCTCTTCTGAAAGGTCACGCCGTTGCCCAGCAGATAGTTTGCCTCCTGCCGCACGACAAATCCAAAGAAACTTGACATGAGTTTGTGGTTTGCCGTGTACATGTCCCGGTGGGCGCGTCCCTGAAGGTCATAGATGATCTTCTCATACCGGCTGATGGTGGGATTCTCGCCGTCGTAATATCGCTGTGCGTCTACCGCGAACCGGTAAGCCGCAGAGCCTTTGTGCTCATTGATGACCCGCCGGATAAAATCCATTCGGTCCTGTTCGTTCTCGCCCACGGCGAGCAAGTCCTGATATGTCAGCAAGCTATCACCTCTCCCACAGGGGGATGTATTTCTCCCCGTTATCATCCCGCACTTTCCGGCGCAATACTGTCATTGCAAAGTAACGTGTATCATCCATCGCGTGGTCGTTCTCCTTAATTGGCCTGTCCTCTGTGGATTTTTCGTCCCAGCGGTAGAGGCCGAATTCCCGAATGGCGTCTTTACACGACCTGTGTATCTTCAGCGCACCGCTGCGCAGATACCTCGCCGTGGTGGCGATGCCCGGCAGCACGTCATTGACCGCCTTGCGCACCTTGAACTTCCCGTGCCGCTTGATAACCTCGATGAAGGACGCCGCCGACGGGTCCACGATGACGCTTATCACCGGCAGCGCTCCCACCAGCTTCTCCAACTCCGTATAATATTCCTCGTCAGTCTTGTTTCTGTGTTCTTCCCGCCCGGAGTAGTAATACTCCCGGATGCGGGTGGCCGTCTTGCCGTCCCAGCACCACAAACCAGCAGAAAATGGGTTCAGCGTGCCGTAGTCGCAGGAAATGTAATATTCCCCGCTCTCCGGCACATCGTCCACGATGTTTTCCTCGCCAAAGTCGTATACCAGACCCTCGGCCAGCACCCACAATCCACGGATATATCGGTCGTAGAACACACCGGTAAACATGTTCTGGTAGCGCTCCAGCGTCTTTTCGCTCAGGCCGGGGTTGTCCGTCATCTCAAAGTGCAGATACAGAGCGTTGCGCTCTTTGTGCCGCTTGATCCACTCTGTATAAAACCAGTGCTGTGGGCTCCCCGGGTTGCAGGAAAACCACAGCTTTGCGCCGTCTACTGAACAGCGGGTCAATGCCTGTTCCACAAACGAGCGCGGCATCAGCACCACCTCGTCCAGCAGCACCCCCGCCAGCGTGCGGCCTTGGATCAGCGTATAGCTTGCCTCGTCCTTTCCACCGAACACTTCAAAGTAATTCGTCACGGCTCCGCGCCGCACTTCCATTACCTTGTCGCCGCGCCGCCAGCGGATGATATAGCGCTCCTTTGCCAAGCTCATCGCCGTAAACGGCACGATGATGTTCTTGGTGCAGCTATCCACCGTGCGGCCACACACACCGAAGCGCTGACCGCTGAAATTCTCCATCGCCCAGCGGACGAACGCCCACATCATGATGGAAGTCTTGCCGGAACGCACAGCACCGTCGCAGATCAGTGCATCATACTTGGAATAGGGGAAAGCAAGGATTTTCTGCTGCTTCGGGCTAATCATCGCTCTCCAACCCTTCTGCCATTTCACGCAGGCTCACGCTCAAAGCGTCCTCCTGCGTGTTGTCTGCCGGCAAACCCAGCTCAACAATATCGCGCTGCCCAAGGTACTGTTTCCCCAGCCAAATTGCCATGCTTGCGTTCTTTGCCGCAAGCTGCCACTGACTTCTCCGCAGCGAAATTTTCCCCGCTCCTCGCTTTTGCTTAAATACCTCGGAAAAACTGGCATGATAGGTGCGTTTACACCAACTATCCAATGTTTTATCGGTCACACCAAACCAGCCGCAGATCTCTTCAAGCGTGCATTGCAGGCCGCAGAGGTTTTCGAACTGCTTCTGGTCTATTTCCTTTCTTGGCCTTGCCATACGCGCCCTCCTTTCTCTGCTGGCGTTTAATAAACTTCTCCATGTCCCGCTTTAGGTGCGGGCTGCTTGTTTTTTCGATGATCGCCCGCGCCTCTTCAATCGTCATGCAGAAGTACCGCCTTTTCTCCGGTAAACTTTTCCCATCGATCAATAATGACATCGGCATACTTCGGGTCATACTCCATGCAGAAAGCGTGTCTGCCATTCTGCTCCGCTGCCATGATCGTTGTTCCAGATCCAGCGAACAGGTCGAGAACATTCTCACCCGGCTTACTGGAGCACTGCATCTGGTAATCAAACAGCTTAATCGGCTTCATGGTCGGATGCTCCGCAGACTTGACAGGCTTATCGAAATTCAGCACAGTTGTCTGCCTGCGGTTCTTGAAGAAATAGTGCTTCTTGCCTTCCGTCCATCCGTATAGACAAGGTTCATGCGCTTCCTCTTCAATCTCGCTCTCACCATACAGGCAAGGCTCATGTTTCCACTGGAAATCCTGTCTCCCCATAACAAGGGAGTTTTTCACCCAGATCAGGCACTGCCGGACACGCAGCATCGCATCTCTGCACGCGCCTCGGAAGTTATACCCCTCGCTGTCTGCGTGCCAGATGTAGAACGGAGCACCGGGCTTCATGACCATCGCCGCATTGGAGAACGCATCCGTCAGGAAACGCCTGAAGGCCGTATCCTCCATATTGTCGTTCTTAATCTTCCCGGCGGTGCCCTGATAGTCCACATTGTACGGGGGGTCTGTGAGCAGCAAATCCATTTGTGCCCCCCCCAAGAGCTTCTGTACGTCTGCCAAAGACGTGCTATCTCCGCACATAAGGCGATGGTCTCCAAGCTGGTACACATCGCCCAGTTTGCTCTTCGGCTCTGCCGGTAAAACAGGATCGTAGTTGTCCTCTACCACTGACGTGTCGAGTTCATCACGCAGACCCCAATCAAAGTCAAAAGCCGACAGGTCAAGCCCCGGCAGCTCAAAAGCCGACAGGTCAAGCCCCGGCAGCTCATCAGCCAGCAGGTCAAAGTCCCAGTCGCTCTCGTTGCTCTTGTTATCCACCAGCCGCAGGGCGTTCACCTGTTCCGGTGTCAGATCGTCCACGCAGACGCAAGGCACTTCTTCCATGCCCAGCTTTTTTGCCGCCAGAGCGCGGCAGTGGCCGATTACAATCACGCCGTCGCGGTCAACCACAATCGGCTGTACAAAACCGTACTGCTTGATGATCTCCGCAACGTTGTTGATTTGCCGCTTATCATGCTTTTTTGCGTTGCCGGCATACGGCACAATATCCGCAAGCCGCCGTTTTGTGATTTCCATGCTTTCCTCCTGTTTTGTCACCAGCCCCCACCCCTTGGAACGGGCGGCTGGAGTCGAACCAGCGACCAAGGGTATTCAATCGCATATCCCTTCACGCGATAAAGCTCTGCCGACTGAGCTACGCCCGCATTTGCTCGGCTTGCCGCTTAGATTGTCACGCCTCATGCGCGCTTGAAGCCCCGCAAGCATTTCAAGCGGCCACACATTGGCTATCGCAAGGGGGACGCATCCCCACGGCAGTTTTCAGCGGCCATTGTCATTTGCATGTGAGCCATGCCGGACGGTCTCACATTGTCCGGGCGCTACCCGGCCTCTGGTACCACACCGCGCTGCGCCTTTTCATCAGCCACGCACTGTTTTTGCGGATTAACTGTCCGCCGCTATCCGGATAGCTTGTGCGTACTTAACTTCTCGCGCTTCCTCGCCCGCTTGTGTGGTTGGTACGGCATTGCAGTCCTGCCCTGCTTTAGCGCTTCAGGGAAAGTCCCCGTCACTCGCTGTGGTCTCCCCTTACGGGGCACCTATGCCGTGAATGTCCCTCCTGGGACACATCGTTGAGAGGTGCGGAGGGTCCTGTCAAACCGGAATTGCACCGGGGCGTCAAGGGCAAGTACCAGTTGCCTGAGACGAGTTGCTTTTACAAGCCGCAGCTTATATTTTACGAACAGGGGCAGAGGCGTATCACCCCGAAACGCTCCCTGCCATGGTGCAGACGGCTGGGTTTGAACCAGCGCATACCTCCTGGCGCGGTGCTCTACCGACTAAGCTACGTCTGCATATCCCCGGCATCCGCCGGGGTCAGGAGGAAAGAAAGGATGGATGGAATGAGGATACGGATATAACCCCGCACCCTCATTCTGACACATATTTTTATTCGCTTGCCCCGAATTGGGGGCAAAGACCAATTTTTTTTTGCGATACTATAAAGGTTTACTCTCTCGCTCGCCCTCGTCCCATACAAGCTCATCCAAGCTGACGTGGTAATGATTCGCTATCAGCTTCAATTGGCTGAGAGCCGGTTCGTTCTCCCCGGTTTCGTACTTCCGTAGCGTATCATGCCCGATCCCAATCAGCTCCGCTTTCACTCTCATGCTTTTAGCAGGCCGCTCAGATTCCCTTAACTTGCGCAGCCGTTCCGGGAATGTACTCACATAACCACCTCACATAGCCGGAAATTCTCTACCACGGGTCCTCCCGCCGTTTCCGTCCGCACACTGACAAATCGGCCCTTTGGGTGGATGTAAATTACCTCTCCGCACCGGAACGAATACATCTGCTCATACGTCGGGTGCTGCCGTTCCAGTTGGGAAGGTATGGACTTAAATCTGGCCCGAACCACCTGTCCAAGTTTCATGATTCCTCCATTTCCAGCAGCATCACCAAGTCCCAGAACTTCCGCGCATCCAGCCCTGTTTCCGTCTTGATCTTTCCAAACCGATAGATCACACTGCTTTGATGGATACCCATCTCCTTTGCTGTTTTCACGCAATTCATATCATTCTTTGCATAGATGCGCAGGAGTGATATATCTTCCTTCTGCATAGTTACCTCCCATAACGGACCTTTTTCAGATCCTTGTATCTATCCGGGAATGGGATCAGCTTCGCCTTGTCCCGGATAATCTCCGCCAGCACTCGGTCCATGTGCTCCTGTCGGACGTCCGCCTCCGGGTCCTTGCAGTTTAAGGCAGGTCTGTATTCCCGATGGGTCTCCATCCACTCATGCGTGACGCGCATGATGCGATCATAACCCCAGCCTTCCTGCTGATGCATGGTCATCTGCAAAGTGTCTACTGCAAACTGCGCTGCCATCGCAGCACCGGCCCAGAAGACCGCATCCAGCTGCGCGTCTCGCCTTTGTAAGTAAGCGGATTGTTTAGCCATCCCCGTCATCCTTTCTCTCGCCGCAAGAGCAGTAATCGTCGAATCCCATGGGAACACCAAGTCTGCAACAAATTATGTATTCATTGTTGTCGGATACCATTCCATTTGCGCAGTTTTTGCACCGGATAACCGGTACAAAGCATTCGGTCAGCGGCTTTAAAAATTTTTCGCAGGCCGGGCACATGGAGTCCTGAATGGAGTTTTGATTTCCATCCACTCTATACACCTTCCCGCACAGCTTACACTTTCGCTCAATTTGATCCCACATTTTACTCCCGCTTTCTCTCGCCGTAGCTGCAAAAATCGTCTGCCTCTTTTGCCGGTTTGAATACACGATCCCAGCGCTCACCATAGGTGAAAGTGTTTTGCGGGTACCCGCAATAATAGCCTGCGGTTCCATCTGCCCGCTCATACCGTTCGGCGTGTTCGCAGTCCTTGCACCGCGTCACGACCACGGCATCCACGGTGGGAGCGTCCTCCACCTTCTTTTTTAGCAAGGCATAGGCTATTTCCAGAGATTTCCCGCTTCCCAGGACAAGCGCTTTATCGGAATTTTCGTCTGCTTTCAAGATTGCGTCACCATCAATCAGCCTCATGGTCAGCACCTCCGTCCATCTTGGCCCCGCAGTTGGGGCAGTAGTGGGTATATTTAGCGATCAGATTATATCCCCGTTTGCACTCTGAGCAGGTGATAATCAAACTCCCATCTTCAATCCACCGTCCATGCACCACCGGTGCAACATCGGCGGCGGGAGCAGACGCAGCAATCTCCATTGCCATAGCACCGTCATATCCGTCCATCCATTTTGCCGCCATAATTCTCTTCATGACGACATCCCGTTCAATGCATTCAGCCATTGTCATCACCATCCCATTCTAACGGTTTGCCGCACATCGGGCATTTTTCAGCCTTCTGCTCTTCGGCCATCAGCCCCAACTTCCGCTTGCAATGCGGGCAGTACGGTATATGCCACCAGCCGCAACTTCTGCCAAGTTTCCATTTCTTGTTGCGGTAAAAAGGCTTCTTCGGTTCATCCATTGTCAGCCCTCCGTGTTTTTTCCACATAGCACCAGCTCTGGGGCGGGCGCTTAATATGACCGCCATGTTCGCATGATGCACACCCAAATTCATCGCACACTTTGTCTATGCAGTTTTCAAACGGGCGCGAAAACTCGCTCAGTTCCTTCGGCGTGTCGTAGATTTTCAGACCGGAGATATGCCAACCGTAGCCCTGGCAATGTCCAAGATAGCCGTGCAACTCATCGTCTGTCATAGCCACACACAGGCCACACTTTTCTTCAGCAGCTTGCTTGTAAACGGATAGTCCCCCGACCTTAAAAAGAAAATCCGTACTATCCTTGTCAATCTTGTAAATCCGGTCACAGATAAACTCGGCAATGACCGTTCCGCCAACCTCCATCTGTACCCATTTCCCATTGATGATATGGGAAACAGTTCCTTTTGTCCGGTAAATGTAGCACTTAAACGGTGTTTCCAACTTCGGGCGCGTCTTGCGCACCTCAATCGTCTTTTCGCCGCGGGCAATCTTTTCACACCACTTCGGGCGGACGCTCAGCATGACAGCCTTACTCATTTCTTCATCGCCTCCAATGCTTTCTCCGCCTCTTCGCGGGTGAGAAACGCTTCCTTGCCAAAGACATGGCGCATATACGCATAAATCACAAATTGTAAACATCTCAGTTAGTGTCATTGTTAGCCCTCCTGTTCCATACTTCTTTAGCCTTTTGGGGCGTATATGTAAGACCTGACGTTGCGCAACACCTAATGCACACGGCATTATACGCCCAACGTCTACCTTGCGTGTCCTCCACTGCGTCCGGGTTGACGTTTATAACCGCTTCACCGCCACAAAATGGGCAATGCCTTAATTCAGTCATCCTTCATCGCCTCCAGTGCTTTCTCCGCCTCCTCGCGGGTGAGGAATACCGTCTTTCCAAATGAGCAAGGATTGACCCCGTACTGTTCTCTTAATCCATCTACTGTAGAAAATACAATGGTCGTAACGCGGCTTCCAATGTTCGCAAATTCTATGACGCATTTGCGGGTGTGCCGCATCCCGTCAAGATTCGCCCACACTATATCGCCCACCTTGCACGGCAGCACCACCAGCCGACCGTCCTTGTTGGCCTCGGCCAGTTCCTCCAACCGGTCAAGATCGCAGTCTCGGCACAGACGGCGAAGCTGCTCTGCGGCTTCTTGATCCATGTCGATTTCCTCCGGCGTCAGCTTCGTGTCCTCGTATGCGCGCAGATCCTCTCGATCCATCCGGTAGTCCTCGATGAGCTGCTGCACCACGAATCGCTGCGCCATCGGCCACGCCGCAATTTGCTCTTGCAACTTTTTCAATGCTTCGTCTGAAACCATCACTCTACCTCCGTCATCCAGAACTCTCGGCGGCAGTCATTGCACCTTTTAACTGTGATGCAGCATCGGAATTTCGTATCCACGTTTTTAGGGCAGAAAAGAACCCCATTACCAGTCTGAGCGTTCGGCCACTGCTCCAGAAACACGCTCTGCCGCGTCTTGCGCGGGTGCTCCTTCGACCACTGCTCAACGTCAGCAATGATTTTCTCGAACTCTTCATCGGATGCGCTGGTGCCAAGGCCACATCCAGCTCTTTCAAGTGGGCAGCCCTCGCAAAGCTTGCATAAGTTGCACATTCTCTTCCGTTCTCTCAAAAATTCTAAAGCGTCCATCTTTACCTCCTAAAATTTAAAGCTCTCTCTGAGCTTATTCCCGTTAATATCCGCCTCCGCCGTAAAGTAGCGGTGCGCCTCATTGATGTAGACGACGCGCCCATGGACGGCATCCTTTTTGTGGTTCTTATTCCCATCACGCCAGCCGTTTTCCATAAAATCGGTTGGCTCCCAGCTGTAGGTTTCGCCAATGTACATGGTCATTCCTCCTCGCCAAATGGCAATCATGCTGGGAAACGGTGCCGTTCCAATCGGCTTTCCGTCCAGCTCAAATTTCAGCCTACCACGCAGGAAGCGGATCTCTGCCTTGCCAAGAATATAGTCGTGAAAGCTGGCACGATCTGTCCGGGCGGGGATCAGAAGCACCACCGTTGTCCCCGGTTTCTGTCCTTCGCGGTAACACTTCTCCGTCCACAGCCCGGTTTCCTTGCTCCCGTAGGGCGGGTTACAAAACACCGTTTCGCCCTCCCAATTTTGCCGCAAACCATCATCGCTTTGCGTGAAATACCGCGCACACTTGTGGTTTTCATCACTGGCGGCAACGTCCAGCGTGAAATGAAACTCCGCGTCCAACTCGTCAAACAGCTTTTGCGGCGTTTCCCAGAAATTCTTATCGCTGGAAAACAAAGCGTCGTTTACCATGTCATTCCTCCTCTCGCATCGCCGCCCCATTGCTCCGCCATAGCTTTGGCGATGCCGGGGAAGGTCTTTGCGCGGTTTTTGGCCCTATCCGTGGTAAACATACCTTTATGCTGTTCCCCATGCTTATAACTATAGCTGCCGCTCGGACACCATGTTGCTGTCGGCTCAACAATATTTGTCGGCTTCAACGGCTGTACACCACGCTCCCACAGCAAGGTTTTTTTGCTGAACGGGTGTCCGTATTGATAGGGCTGTATGGCTTGGGTTGGTTCTTGATACTCAAACACTTTACTTGGTGTCGGATTTTCAATTATAACCTTGTCACAGTCGGCTGCCCATATTGCCAAAAACAACGCTTTGCCGCAAAGCCCTTCATAGTAGCGGCGAAGATTTAACCTGCCGCCTTTATACAAGTGCCTTGCCCCGGCATTGCTTGTTTTGGTACACGGAGGGAAGGCGATAATCATATCCCATCGCCCCACATCATGCACCTGTCCGTCCATTGTGGTCACTTGCCCCCCCCTCGATGACCTTTAGAGCGTCGCCTAAAATGTGCCACTCGGGATGTCCGCCGGACGGCTCCTGTATGTCGCAGGAATATGCCTCATGCCCCAGCGCACGAAACGCAATACATACCACTTGGCTTTCCTCACACGCACATAAAACTTTCATCTCAATCTCCAAACACAACGCCGCACTCGTCCTTCAGCACGTCCTTGATGTGCTTCCGCTTGATGCGGCCTT